CACCGATGAGTTCCGCGACTTCCGTCGTAAGAGTGAAGATGATATGGATGCCCTGAAGCGGACGCAAGCCCGCCAGGGCCGTATGATCGAGGCAATGCGCCCTTTTATGTGTGGCGACCTCAAATGTACCAACCGTCAGCGCGTAACCACATTGGATGCAGAGGCTCTTGAGCGCACCATCCATATCAATGAGCAGAAAGACATCGACCCGTATAATGAGGACTGAGGGAATTAAGAATTAAAATTAAGAAAACATGAAAGCATCCCAGACACTTATCAATCAGATAAAGAAGTTCGAGAGTTGTGCACTTACAGCTTACCAGGACACAAAAGGCGTGTGGACCATCGGCTACGGACATACGGCAGGCGTTAAGCGCGGTGACCGTTGTACACTATATCAGGCTGAGCAATACCTGAAAGAAGACCTCGCTAAGTTCGAGGCTATCGCTAACCGTGTAAAATGCCTCTCGACACAAGGCAAGTATGACGCCGTGCTCGACTTTATATATAACTGCGGCCCTACGAACTTCAACTCTTCGACACTGAAGAAATATATCGAGTCAAATCGTAAGACGTGGGAGATTCAGGAGCAGTTCTTGCGCTGGGTTAACTCAGGTGGTAAAAAACTCGGGGGGCTCGTGACCCGTCGCATCTGGGAGGCAAACAGATTTAATGAATGATGTATAACATCAATATGAAGGAAGGAGATATCTATATGAATGGCATTTTTCACAACCCCAACGACGCATGGCGACCGAGGCCGCAGGACCCTGACGACTTTGGAGCCATGGCATCGGCAGGATGCCTGGGCGGGATGGTCATGCTGGTAGTGATGTTTATCGCATTCGCTATCATCGCCATCTTTACCGGTTGCAGCCCGAAGATCATCGAGCGCGAAGTGGTGAAGACCGACACATGTTATATTCAGAAAGAGCGACGCGACTCGATATATCTGAAAGACTCGGTATATGTCAAGGAGTGGGTCCAAGGCGACACCGTGCGCATAGAGACGCTGCGATGGCGTGACCGCTGGCGTGAGCGTATCGTCCGCGACACTGCCTATATAGCCAGTCACGACACCATCCGTGTTACCACCACCCGCGAGGTTGCCAAGCCCCTGAGCTCATGGCAATCGTTTCAGATATGGACGGGCAGGCTGGCACTCATAGCCATTGTCATTACCATAGACATAATAATCATACGACGAAGATTTTTTTCATAAGTTAAAAGGTTTAAGTTAATACTCTGACCGACGCGATGTCGTGACATAAGTTGTTTTAAATGTTAGTAATTAGTAGTAGTTTGTAAGTTTATTTTTTTTCAAGGTTAATTTAAGAATTAAGTTTTTGTTATTAGGGGGAGCAGCGGCTCCCCCTTTTTTTGTGCCTTGAAGCTAAGGCAGTAAACCGAAAACCACAATATCCCCGATAAGAAAAACATATCGGAATATGAAATGGTTGACATTAGATCGCATCAAGCAGCAGCTCAGGATTGAGCCGGAATTTCACGATGAGGACGATCTGCTTGAGGAATATGGTGATAGCGCGGAGGAGGTGCTGTTGAACTACCTCAACCGCTCGTATGAGGACGTAATCGAGGTATATGGGCGTGTCCCCGCCCCGCTGCGCCACGCAAGTCTGATGCTGGTAGATACGAGTTATCAGTATCGCAGTCCCGTGAGTGCGCAGAGCATGAGCCTCGTGCCTTATACGTTCGACTTGCTGATTAAGCCGTATATGCGGCTGAGTAGTAATAACATAAACAATACACAATATGGCTGCAAAAATCTTTAGAATCAATTACAAGTCAGACTTTATTCTGACTTTGAATAGCGATGCAGGGTGGATGACACCCTTCTGCATCAAGTTTTACAGTGGAGCCCCGTCGCAGGCTTATTTCGTGGGCTGGGATGGTGAGACGTACACCCATTGTTCGTTTGACCCCTCGGAGCCGACGAAGCTCGTGGTGCAATTCGATGATCACCACCTGCCCATTGGTGAGTTGAAGTATCAGGTGGCTTACCATTTCACGGTGGCCGATTTCCCCAATGATACCGAGGACGAGGTATTGAATCCCGCCAACATCACCACCGAGATAGATGGCGATACCTACCAGGTGATGCTTGACTTCACGGGCGAGACGGCTCCTGAGATTCAGTTCTCTCTGCCTGCATACGCCAACGAAGCACAGCGCATAGCCAACGAGCAGGCACGTATCGCGGCCGAACAGCAGCGTATAGCCAATGAGGATGCCCGCATCCAGGCTGAGGAGACACGACAGTACAATGAGCAGCAGCGCATTCAGCATGAGGAGCAGCGTGTCAGCGAGTTCGCCACGCTGAAGTCGCAGTCGCAGGCCGCTACCCGCGACGCTAACGATGCCGCTACGCTGGCGAATCAGAAGGCACAGTTGGCTCAGGACAAGGCAGCCCTCGCAGATGATGCCGCTACGCTTGCCATCCAGAAGGCACAATTGGCGGCTGATAAGGCCGCGCTCGCCAATGATGCCGCACAGTTGGCAGCAGATAAGGCAGCTCTGGCTCAGCAGAAGGCGGAGTACGCACAGCAGCAGGGAAGTTACGCCAAAGATCAAGGCGACTACGCGAAGAACCAGGGCGACTACGCGAAGGCACAAGGCGACACCGCCCAGGCTGACCATGAGCGTGCAGAAGCCGACCACGGCACCGCTGTGGATGACCACACGCAGGCCGGAAACGACCACACCCGTGCGGAGAGTGACCACGGCATCGCTGTGGATGACCACACGCAGGCAGGTAATGACCATACACGTGCGGAGTCTGACCACGGCATCGCTGTTGATGACCACACGCAGGCAGGTAATGACCATACACGTGCGGAGTCTGACCACGGCATCGCTGTGGATGACCACACGCAAGCAGGCAATGACCATACCCGTGCGGAGTCAGACCACACCCGCGCTGAAAGCGATCATGCTGCCGTAGAGGTGTATGTTGATTCTTTGGGAGCATTCGACATCAGCTCATACCATGCAACAGGTGGTGTACTGGCTAAGTATGCAGACCTCACAGCTGCCCTTGGCACCAATGGTGCTAACATTCCTGAAGGCATCCGCAAGGGTGGTATGAGCGTGAAGTTTGTACAGAGTTATGACAATAAGTATGTGCAGTATTTTTTAACTAAAGACTCTTGGAATGCTGACGCTAATGAGTGGGAGAAGATAAATCTTGAAGATGAACTTGAACAATTAAATGAAAAGATAGGCGATTACTCAAAAGAGTCAACATATAATTCATCAAGTTATAGCGGTGTAAGATACAAGGCGGCATCTTCTTCTGTTGTTGCAGCAGATTCGTCTATTAACGGCTATATAGTCCCATTGACTATCGGTAACAAGTACACCTTCTATGGTCAGTGGTATTCCTTGAGAACCTACAGTTCAAGACCTACTGCTGGAATGACTGGTGGTACACAGATAGATGTGAGCAATACTCCTAATCGGACTGTAGTTCATACTGCTGTTGAAGGCGAAAACTATGCTTTGGTAACAGTAGGCACTACCTATCAAGATTTGAAAGTTACAGAGGAAGTTTCTGGACTTACAGAAAGAGTAGAAGCACTGGAAGGACATCTGAATGATGATGTACCTGGTTCAAAAGTATTGAATGTTGCAGATATTACAAGTGATTTTGTGCTTGGCTATTGGAACGTCAATAATGGAGTTGGAAACAGTGCTGTTTGGACTACCTCTACCTCTTTGCATACAGTAACAAAGCCAATCAGAAAAGGACAGGTTTATAAGTCAAATACCCAACTTGCAACATCGAGTGCCGTAAGTCATGCTTTATTAGATGATACAAATAAAATCATAAAACTGCTGACAACTGCAAATGTGAATAGCGGTTACACTATTACTGATACTGACATTACTTCAGGGGCAACAAAGATTGAGATATGTTACAGGGATACTGCACAGACGGTTGCAATCTATTGCGAATGCAAGGAATACCTTAAAGACCAGTTAGAAGGAATTGAGAAAAGTGTTGATGATACCAATACCAGAATAGACAATGTAGTATCAAACGAAACTATTGAATTTCAGAAGAGAGCAAAATATTTTGTTCATTATAAAACTGCTGGTGAGATAGATGTGTTTGTAAAAGGGTATGATGGTACGCATGATTTGGAAGTTCGTTTTATGAATGGCAACATCAACCATCTGTTTGACTTCTTTGACTGGAGAATCTTTGAGAATGATACTGATATTGTCAAACATGATGAAACTGGCAATAAAACTATACTAAATGGTGGTACAGGTACTGATTATATATCTGGCTATGCTGTCAAAGCAGTTAATAATGCTGACGGTGATTTAACCACTCTTGTTCCTACAGGAGGATGGCATGGTTACAATGGTGCTACAACTAATGTAACAAAAACTGCAAGAAAACTATGGTCAAAAGTATTTGCTGATGGTCGTGAACTTGGAATTGGTGAGTCTGCTTTTTGTAATACTGTCGTATTAAAGTGGGCAAACAGGGTACAGGCTGCAAATACTGAAAAAGAAGACGGAACTGGCAGGGAAGTGCTTGAAGAACTAATAACGGTTGTTTTTGATGGAAACAAATCAATCGTAACCAAAGAGATTACTGCTCTCGAAGATATAAGAATACAGCATCATTATGGATTGAATGCTTACAATGGCGGTTTAAGTAAGGTGGTTTTTGTTACTGATACAACTATTGGTTCACGAAGTAATGACTTAGTATCAGAGGATGATAAATGTAGAGAACTCAGGTTTATAGGGTCATCCCATGAATTTCTTCTTCATATTGATGATTTTGGAGAAGGTACATATAAACATTCCAATCGTAGTTATAGTGGGCAGTATGTTGGTGCTACTAATAAGGGCTACTTTGGATGTCCTTACATTGAAGGTACTGAAAATGACTGGCTATTAGTTCCCCAGAATGGTTGCATATTCTTTAGGGGATATATTGATTGTCATCCATTAACATAGTTATTGTAAGAACTCAATACATAATGGACGCAGGTTTTCGGGGCCTGCGTCCCTTTGTTTTATGTTAAATTTTGAAAATTGCTTGGAGGTTTCATGATTAATGCTTATCTTTGCACCGCTTAAACTACAATGCGGTACGAGATGCCGCCATCATAGGTGGCATTTGTTGTATCTGCCATATTTATCGAATTAACCCCATTGGGGCAGCAGCGTCGGTCATCCGAATAGGACCCGGTGGCTTAGCATTGTAGGCCATAGCAACGCGCACGCTGCCCCATATTTATTGCAGATACAGATATGATGACACAAGGATTTTATCAGAGCAATGCGGGAGCAGGCTTCCGCGAGTATTTGACTTCGAGCATGAACGACATGTTCTCACTCGACCTGAGCAGATGCACGTTGATTGAGTGTATTAACAAGATGTGCGAAATAAAGTCACGCTCACATCCGAACATCAAGCAAAACTATCGGATGCTGATTAATAAGCTGGAGGATATTCAGGACATATTCGACTGCACAATCATGCCACCGATGATCAGCAGTGTGTTCTGGAACCATTTCATCCCACTCCTGGCCGAACAAGGGCTGAAATATTCCACAATCGGGCACATAAAGGCCAGCTTAATAGCCGTGCTTAATTGGAGTTCCAAGTATGGCGTAAAGCTTAACCCGAGTTACAGCGAGGTGGATATTCCTAATTATATCCCCAATAAGATTTCGCTAACCCCTGACGAGATCAGTCACATCTATCATTTTAAGATCATCAGTGAGGATCGCTACAGCTTCCGCATGAAGAAGGTGATGAAAATGCGTAGCAACAAAATTAAAACACTGGAGAAGGTGCGCGACATGTTCGTACTTAGTTGTAACCTTGGGCAGAGATACTCCGACATGGTACGTATCAGCCCCGAGAACTTCCGCAATGGCATCTTCAGCATAGTGCAGCAGAAGACAGGAAATAAGTGCTACGTGCCAATAAATTCGCTGAGCATCGACAGCCGTATCACCTTTGCTATACTGGACAAATACTGCTACTATGCACCATATTCAGGCGACATCAATAACTATAACAGCTACCTTCATCAGTTGCTCTACCATATTGGCGAGGATTTCCTGGATGAGGTTTTTATGGACAACAAGATAAACGGCGTGATTACACGTGAGACCAAGCGTCGATACCAACTCATATCATCGCACAGCGCGAGGCGATCGTTTGCGACGATTAACACTCTTCGCAATATACCAAGGAGCAAAATATTGAGGGCCACTGGTCATTCAAGCGAAAAAGCATTTGTTCGCTATATTTGTTATGACGAAGATAGTTAAATGAGGTCATCTCCAACACTGGGGATGACCTCTTTTTTTTTTGTTGGTAAACCCCAAACCACATAACGCCCGATAGTTAGAAATGACTGTCGGGCGTTTTTCGTTTCTATCGGTAAACCCTAAACGATGATTTGCCCGAAAGAAAAAGGGAAGTTATGGCATATTCAACAGGAATGATGAAGCACCGCGTCCAGGTGGCGAAACGGGCTACCGACGAGAGCGCGACCTTCGGCAAGTCAGGACAGCCGAAGTACGAGATACTTGGCACGTTCTGGATGGGAGAGACGTTCAACAAGGGCGTGAAGGCGATGCGTGAGGGTGCGCTAGATGCCTACGACACCGTGATGTTCCGTTGCAGGTTCATCAAGCAGCTCGACCGCTGGTGCCTGCTGAAGTTCAAGGGGAAGTGGTATCAGATTACATCGTTCAACGATGACTATCAAGACAATCAGATTCAGATCACGGCAACCGAGTTGGCTAACCAGCAGGTGAACATCGTGGAGCCAACGCCGGAACCTGAACCGACTCCGACACCTACGTCTGACCCTGAGCCGACACCCGATCCAGAGCCTACACCAGAACCAACAGAAAACGAAAGCGAATGAAAAAGACCATCTGCATTGTGCATTACAACACGCCGGAGCTGACGAAGGCGGCGGTGCTCTCCATCAGGAAACAGGGTGGAGGGGACTATCGCGTGGTCATCTTCGAGAACTCGTGCGAGGCGGCATTGGCAGATGGGAAGAGACGGGATGCGAGGCCGTTTGCAGGGCTGTTGGCTGACGAACAGACGCGGAAGGCTATGGGCGAGGTGGAGATTATCGACAACTCGCGGGGGCAGTTGGTGGACTTTGACAAGGAACTGGCGAAGTGGCCGAACAAGAAGAACGACGCTGAGAACCGACTGGCACACTTCGGCAGCGCAAAGCACATGATGAGCGTGGAGTGGCTGATTCAGCACATGGACGGGCCGTTCATGCTCTGCGACTCTGACATCCTGCTGAAACGACCCATCGACGATATGTTTGACGAGGCTGTGACGGCCTGCGGCTTCATAGACCAAGGGTGGAACAACCCGAAGACGGTGAAGCGGCTGTGGCCGATGCTGTGCTTCATCAATGCGCCTGAGTGCCGCAGACTGGGCATCCACTACTATGACGGTATGCGCTGCTGGGGCATTATGACCGGCACCGACAAAGGATGCTGGTACGACACAGGGGCGGCATTCCTGGA